TTTCACTTGTTGACTATGAGTTCGCAGATTTAGTTGATGATCTAGATAAAGTAAGAATGTTAGTAGATCCAACTTCTAGCTATGCACAAGCTGCTGCTTATGCAATGGGTAGAGCAATGGATGATGCTATCTTAACTGCTGCAATCGGTTCATCTGACACAGGTGTTGCTGGTGGTACTGCAGTAGCTTTACCTGCAGGTCAAAAGATTGTTGAATCTGGAACTGCTGGTTTAACTATTGCTAAATTAAGAGAAGCAAAAGAAATCATCGATCTTGCTGATGTTGATCCTTCACTAAAAAGATACATCGTAGTATCTCCAAAACAGATCTCTGATCTATTAGGAACTACTGAAGTAACTTCAAGTGATTTCAACACAGTAAAAGCATTAGCTGCAGGAGATGTTAATACATTCCTTGGCTTTGATTTCTGTGTATCTAACAGACTAGCAGTCGCTTCAAGCAAAAGAAAATGTATCGCTTTCGTACAAGATGGTGTTGCATTAGCTGTAGGTAAAGACTCTACTGCTAGAATCGATGAAAGATCTGACAAAGGTTATGCAACTCAAGTCTACTATTCTGCTGCATTCGGTGCGACTAGAATGGAAGAAGAAAAAGTTGTAGAAATACAGGCTCACGAAGCATAATAAATAGAATTTTAGGGGGTGGAAGCGAGAGTGGAAACCCCCTAGAGTGCATGAAACAAATTAAAGATCTACAAACTGTTCTACATTTTAAAAAAGGAGATCATGTTTATAGATATGTTTTAGTAGATAGATTTAAGAATGATGGTAAAAATCATTATGGATTTGATACTAAACAAGAAAGAACGACAGAAGAAATATTCGCTTTAGAAAAAGATAGACATATAAGGCGAAAGTATATTATAAGGAAGTAATATGGCATCAGTAGTAGACATTTGTAATGGAGCATTAAACCAACTTGGTGCATCGACAATATTATCACTTACAGAAGATTCAAAAAACGCAAGACTTTGCAACGCAAGATACACACAAGTTAGAGATAGTTTATTTAGATCTCATCCCTGGAATTGTTTAATCAAAAGAGTTGAACTAGCAAGAGATACAGAAACTCCTTCATGGGGTTTTAGTTATCAATTTACTTTACCTGCAGATTGTTTGAGAGTTCTTGGAATATTAAATTACGATTATGATTTTAAAGTAGAAGGTAGAAAAATTTTAGCAAACCATGGAACAGTAAAAATTCAATATGTTTCAAGAGTAACAGATGCTAATCAATATGATGAACTATTAAGAGAAACAATTTCTGCATCACTAGCAGCAGACATTGCTTATGCAGTTACTTCATCTAATCCTACGGCTTCTAATATGTATAATTTATTTCAAGACAAATTAAGAGAAGCAAGATTTGTAGATGCTACAGAAGGTCAAAATACTAATCCAGACAATGGTCAATCAGATGTTATTGGATCTTCATCTTTTATAAACGCAAGGTACTAACCTATGGCTAGAGTTGCTGTTCAATTAACGAACTTCACAGGTGGAGAATTATCACCAAGGCTAGATGGTAGAAACGATCTACAAAAATACCCTACAGGATGTAAGACTTTAGAAAACATGATTGTCTATCCTCATGGAAGTGCAGCAAGAAGATCTGGATCACAGTTTGTAGCAGAAGTAAAAGATAGTTCTAAAGAAACAAGATTAATTCCTTTTGAGTTTAGTACAACACAAACTTATATGTTAGAGTTTGGTGAACAGTACATAAGATTTTATAAAGATAATGGTCAAATATTATCTAGTGGTTCAGCTTACGAAATATCTTCACCTTATTTAGAATCAGAATTGTTTGATATTAAATATGCACAAAGTGCTGATGTTATGTATTTATGTCACCCCAATCATCCAGTAAAAAAATTAGCTAGAACAGGTCACACATCCTGGACACTAACAAGTGTTGAATTTACGAATGGTCCATTTATGGATCACAATATTGAAACAACAACTATGACAGCATCACATACGAATGTTGGTCAAACAGGTACATTAACTTTATCATCAACTACTGGAGTTAATTCTAATCAAGGTTGGTTGTCAACTGATGTTGGAAGATTAGTTCATATGCTTGATGGTCATGTAAAAATTACAGGATACACATCATCAACTGTTGTTAATATGGAAGTCATATCAGACATATCAAATGGTTCAGCTACAACTGATTTTGCATTAGGATCTTTTTCAGACACTACTGGTTATCCTTCTTGCGTAACTTTCTTTGAACAAAGATTAGTATTTGCAGCAACCTTATCTCAACCACAAACATTATTTTTTTCAAAGTCTGGTGATTATGAAAACATGGATGATAATTATCATGGAGTTGTAGCAGATGATGATTCTATTATTTATACAATTGCATCAAACCAAGTAAACGCAATTAGATTTATGACAGCTACAAGAACTTTAATTATTGGTACTGCAGGGGGTGAGTTTGCAGTTAGTGGTGGTGGAACTGATATTGCAATAACACCTACAAATATATTAATTAAAAAACAATCTAACAATGGAGCTGCAAATGTAGATGCTCTAGCTGTTGGTAACGCAACTTTATTTTTACAAAGAGCAAGAAGAAAGTTAAGAGAACTAGCATACAACTTTGATGTTGATGGTTATGTGGCTCCAGATCTAACTATCCTTGCCGAGCATATTTCTGAAGGTGGATTTAAACAATTATCATATCAACAAGAACCTAATCAAGTTATTTGGTGCGCAAGAAACGATGGTCAATTAGTTGGCTTAACTTATCAAAGAGAACAACAAGTAGTTGCTTGGCATAGACATATTTTTGGTGGTGTATTCGGAAGTGGTAATTCAGTTTGTGATAGTGTTGCTACAATTCCTACAGATGATTCTGAATATCAAACATGGGTTATTATAAAAAGAACAATCAATGGTGCTACAAAAAGATATGTAGAATATATTCATCAATATGACTTTGATGAAACAGACGATACTTCATTTAATTTTTTAGACTCACAATTAGCTTACGATGGATCTGCAGTTACAAATATTTCTGGTCTTGCTCATCTTGAAGGTCAAACAGTTTCAGTATTAGCAGATGGCGCAACGCACCCAGATAAGGTTGTAAATTCTGGAGCAATAGTTTTAGAGAGAGCTGCAAGTAAAGTTAAAGTTGGATTAAGTTATACATCTTTATTACAAACAATGAGAATAGATGCAGGCGCACAGAATGGTACATCACAAAGTAAGACTAAAAGAATCTATGAGATTACTGCTAGACTTTATGAAAGTATTGGTGTGGAGATTGGTCCAGATCTAGCTAACATGGAAAGAATACCTTTTAGATCTTCAGCTAATCCAATGGATAGTGGTATTAATGTATTTACTGGAGACAAAGAAATAGAATTTAGAGGAAACTATGAAACAGATGGTTTTATATTTGTTAGACAAACTCAACCTTTACCTTTGACGATATTGTCATTATATCCTAAACTTCAAACAAACGATGGATAGAATAATCAATATTGTAAAGTACAGAGGAGAGCATGGAGCATACATTATGAAACAAGAAATGAATCATATGTTAATGGATAAAGATATGGAGTTTGAAGGTAACGCAATGAATTTAGAACAAGAAAATTTAGCATTTACAGGTATGATTAATGGTAAACCTATCTTTGCTGCAGGCATGAAAATTATTTGGAATGGTGTTGCAGAAGGTTGGGTACTAGCAACTAAAGATGCTTTAGATCATCCTATAGCTGTTGCAAAAGCAATAAAGAAAGATTTTGCACGAATTGCTAAAGAAAATAATATCAATAGAGTTCAAAGTGCTGTAAGAGCAAACTATACAACAGGTTTAAAATTTGCTAAATGGTTAGGATTGGAAGAAGAAGGTTTAATGAGAAAATTTGGTTTTGATGGTTCTGATCAATATATGTATGCGAGGTTATTCTAATGGGATGGCAAGCAGCAGTAGTTGGCGCAATAGGTGCAGCAACATATAAACAACAAGGTAAGATTGGAAAATTTAATGAAGCTATAGGCAATCGTAATGCTAAAGTTCTTGAAGCAGAAGCAGAACAAATAGAAAAAAAAACTGAATTTGATATTGCTAGATTTGATGAGTCTTATCAAAAACTAGTAGGTCAAGCAGAAGTAGCTTTTGCTAAATCTGGTATAGTTTCTGGAACAGGTACAGCATATAGAATAGCAGCAGCAAATGCTAGAGAGAAGTATATGCAAGAAAACATTATGAGATATAATTCTAAAGTTGCTCAATCTAAAAAAATAGAACAAGCAAACTTTGCAAGAATAAATGCTCAAATGGCTAGAGAGCAAGCTAGGATGGCTCAATATCAAACTATTGCATCTACTTCGACAAGTTTACTTAACATGAGTAATTTTGGAACTTCAACTAATAGCAGAACATATACTGGTTTTGGTCAAAGTGGATATGGTAGAGATCCAGGAGATATAATGTAATGCCAAAAATACCTACTTTTAGAACTGAAGCAACAATAACAGGTGAAGTTGGATCTGTTCAATCTAATACTCAAATGAGTCTTAATCAAACTATTGGAAATGTTTTAGCACCTGTAACAAAAGAAATAGTACAACATAGAGTTAAGCAAAAAGATTTTGAAAACAAAACAGAAGCATTAAGATTAGAAAATGATTTTGTTAGAGATATGCAATCAGTTTATGATCAAGCAGGTAATTTAGAAAACCAAGATCAAGCACAAAATTTAGTTAAGACTCAATCAAATATTTTAATGAAAAAATATTCTGGTCTTGCAAGTAATAGAGGAACTCAAGATTTATTTAATCAGTATGCTTTATCTGAAGTACAGAAAGGAATATTTAGAACAACTACTGCAGTTGAAAAAAATACTTTAATTGCGTTAGATACTTTGGTTAATGAAAAAAAACAAAAGTTAATGATAACTGCCATAGATACTGATGAGGGATTTGACTATGCAGTTTTAGGTAGAGATTTAGAAGATCTATATACAACAAATTATAAAGGTAAAGTTTCAGATGCAGTTTTAGGTAGAATGATTTCTGGCATACCTAATGAAATAAAATTTTTAGAAGCAGAAAAAATGATCTCTAACAATCCTAGAGAAGCATTAGCGATGTTAAAAGATGAAAAAGATTTTGTTGGATTAAATTATGACTCAAGAGTACAGCTTATAGAAAAAGCTAAAAAAACTTTAGTACCTTTAATTGATGCACAATGGAAATCTCATGTTGAACAAATTAATGATGGTCAAGATGTTGAGCCTTTTGATTTAGATTTAGTTGCAGAAGTTCTTCCAGAAGAAGCTGCAAATTCAATGATACAACAAGAAACTATTTTTAGAGATACTGCAGATAATGTAAAAACTATTCATAGATCAAGTGAACAAGATGTCTTTGAAGTTGCTCAAGGTTTTATTCAAGAAGCAAAAGAAATGTATCTTTATGATAAAGCAAAAGATATTGAAAAATTTTATAATTCAATTGTAGCACAAAGATCAGAAGATATAAAAAATGATCCTGTAGAATATACTATTAGAACTAGTCCAGATATTAAAAATTTAGTACAAAAATTAGAAAGTGAACAAAATCCAGATATTGCTGCAAGTCTTTCTAAAGAAATTGCTGTTAGTATAATGGAATATCAAACTAATAATCTTGGTATTAAAAAAACTAATCAAAAAGTAATGACAAATTCTGCGTCAAAACAATTTATAACTGAATACAAGCAAGCAGCTAAAGATAAAAATATTAATTTACAAGATGCTATGCTTCAAGGTTTAGTAACAAAATATGGTAATTTAGAAGATGAAGCATTAGCACAATTAACTCTCGCTGGATTGCCAACAGGAGCAAGATTTATAAGCGCAGGTTTTGCAACTCAAGAAGATAAAATGAAATTTTTAAGTCTTGATGATCCTAATATAATAAAAGATTTAAAACAAGATTTAAAAGACAGAGATGATAGCGAAATAAGTTTTTCTAAAATGAGATCTCTTATTAGACAAGATTCAAATTTTAAAGATCTTGAAAACATAATCAGAAGAAATGTTCCTTTTGATCCTAGTGATGAAATTCCAGTTATTGAAGATGTTGTTGAGTTTTTAGCAGGATATGGATCTCTTGAATTTACTAATGGTGATACAAAAACTTTTAATGCTGCTGCAAAAAAAGCAGTAGAAATGTTTACTAAAAATTTTGACATAGAAGATACTTATTATTATGAAAAAACTTTTATAGATTCTACTACAGGCAAAACAATAGTTCCTCAAAAAATACAAAGAAATAAAGACATGATGGAAATTATAAAAAATAATTATTTATCAAAACTTAATTTAGCTACTTTTAGTTCTAAAAAAGAAGGTATTGCAAGTCAAGAACTTACAGAAAAAATGCAATATAATATGAGAGAACATGGAGAGTGGAGAAACTCACCAGATGGAAAAGGTTTTGTTTTTGGTATTGTATTAAGTGGAAATAGTTTTGGGATAGTTGAATATGAAAATGGAGATCCATTATATTTTCCAAAAGATCATGATGAAGATACAATTCCTGGAAGTGATATTGTTGTTGATTTAGATATTGAATCTAAAATACAAATGTCTAGAGGATATTTTGGTTATCAAGAAAAAATGAATGAAAAAGATTTTTCTCTTGGTAAAAGACCAAGTGAAATTCCAGAAGGTGCATTTGGAGAAACTATTGGTATACCAAATATGGATGCAGAAGCATCAGAAATATCACCATCAATAGATAGTTCTTTTGAAACTTACATTAAAGATGTAGAAAATAAAAAACTTAAATCTGGAAATGTAAAACATTTTAGACATAAATCTCCAGAAGGTGGATTAGATACAATAGGATTTGGACACAAACTTACTCCAGAAGAACAAGAAACTAATACAGTATATGGTTATGATTTATCTACAATAACAAAAGATAATGTTGAAGAAATATCAAATGATATTTTAAAAAAAGATTTACAAAAAACAGAACAAATTTTAATTAAAACTCATGGAGAAAAATTTATTAATTTAGACAGTAGAAGAAAACAAATGCTGATTGATTTTCAATTTAATGTAAGAAATTTTAAAAATAAAGATGTCTTTCCTCTTTTCAAAAAAGCATTATTTGCAGGTGATGAAGAAGGTATGAAAAAAGAATATAAAAGATTTTTTAAATCTAATGGTAAAACTAAATCATTAGCTAGAAATGATTTTTTTAAAAAATATTTTTTAGATAAATAATATGGCAAATTTTACATTTGGTTTAAATATAAATGAAACGGCTAAAGAGTCTGGTTATGATCAATACAAAACTTCTTTTGGTGAAGTATTAGGTGCTACTTACGAAGAGACTATAAACTTTAATCCTGCATATAGATTATATAAAAGTTATGAAATTTCAGACGCTAAAAATCAATCAGAAGAAGAAGGTATAGAGCCAGTTAGTAAACAAGAATTAAACAAAAAGTATTCAGATTTAGGTTTGTATTTTGAAAATGATGAATATCAATCTGTTGTAGATATTATGGTTGATCAAAAAAAAGAAGAAAGAGAAAGACAAAGTATATTAGAGCGTGGACCACAAGGATCATGGAATCCTTTTTCTGGTGGTTTTTATGTTGGTGCTGCAAAGTTAGCAGTAGGTATAGGGGGTAGTTTTCTTGATCCTATAAATATTGGAGCATCTTTTATTCCTGTATTTGGTCAAGCAAGATTTGCTAAACTTGTTGCACAACCTAGTATGACATTACCAAGAGCAAGAGCAATCAGAGGTGCAGTTGAAGGATCTTTTGGTGCAGCAGTTGTTGAGCCTATCGTTTATACTTCTGCAAAACAAATACAAGCAGATTATGGTATAGTAGATAGTTTTATGAATATTGGTTTTGGTACTATTCTTGGTACTGGACTTCATGTAGGTGCAGGTAAATTAAAAGATATTAGAACTGCTAGAAAGTTTCAAGAACAACTAATTAAAAATAAAAAAGATTTAGATGCTGGTACTGGTGGAGAACCAGAGTTAAATTTATATAAACAGTATTACCCAGAAAATAGTGACATTATGATGAAGCTAGAAAAAACAGATCCTAGAACTAGAGAGTTATTATTAAGCAAAGCTATAGGTGATGTTGCACAAGACAATCCTGTAGATGTAACTGGAGTTGTTAATGCTGATGCAACTCTTCGATCTGGTAAAGCAGAAACACCAACAACTAAAATTGAAGGTACAAAAAAATTAACTACTGATGAATTAGAATTACAAAATTTTAATAAAAAAATTATTAATAAAGATTCACAAGCATTAGAAAAAGATACTCCTATTATGGAACAAAGATTATTAGATTTAAGAAATAAACAAACTGAAAAAGGTTTAAACTATGAACTTAAATCTAAAACTGGAGAACCTACTGTTCAATCAACAAAAGCTGATTTAGACGCAGTAAAAACAAGAGAAAAAGATTTAAAAGATACTTTGATAGATCACATCAATTGTATTAATGGAAGATAATTATGTCTAAAAATGTATGCATAACTAGATTACAAAATTTATTACGAGACTCATCTTTTACTAATGTAAAAAAAGAAGAGATAATGAATAGTGTTAAGCAAGCCATGGCAGAAAAAAGGCTTACTCGTATAGATGAAATAAATGTAGATGAGATTGCACAAGATGCAGCATCAAAAATAAAAGCACAAAAAGTAATAGATAGAGCAAATGCTTTAAATGATGAAATTATTGCAAGAAAAGAAATAGAATTTATTTTAGATAATTATAAAGGTGTTGAGCAAGAAGGGTTATTAGCATTATTAGTTGGATCAAGTGAAATAAGAGCAGGTGCAAGAAACTCTGTAGCTAATTTACAAGATACTGTTCAAGCTAACTTGATTAACGCATTCAAACAAAAACTTCGTAAAGAAGGATTAGAAAAATTATTTACTGATGCAGATCTTCCTACACAAAAAAGAATAGTACAAGTTATGGAAGAAGCTGGCGCACAACAAACAGATATAGAAAAAAGAGCAGGTATTAAACCACCTATTACAGAAACTAATGCAGATATAAAAAGAATAGGAATATTATTAGAAGAACACTCTGAAGCAATAAGAACCATGTTAAATGATAGAGGAGCAAATATACCTAAACTTTGGGGTTGGGTTGTTAAACATAGTCATGATCAATTCAATGTTAGAAATGCTGCCGAAACTTTAGGAATAAAATTAGATGAAGTAGAAGCAGATGTAAATATGAAAGGTAAAGATATAAACTATAATAAAAATTATAAAGCATGGAGAAACTTTGTAGAGCCAAAACTAGATCAAAGAACTTTTGATACAGTAGAAAATATAGATGAGTTTATGGCAGAAGTTTACAATTCTTTAGTTGGAAACAAAATACAAATAGCTGATGGTGTAAATGTTTTTGGTTCAAGAAGTGTAGCAAAAGCAGCTAGTGGTAAAAGGGTTTTACATTTTAAAAATGCTGGAGAGTGGTTTACTTATCATGAAAAATTTGGCAATGGTAATCTTCAAGAAACATTCCTTTCTGGTTTGATGACGGCAGGAAGAAATATTGGAATGATAGATAGACTAGGTACTAATCCTAAAAAGAATTTTGAAAGTATTAGAGAAGCTATTTATGACAGTATGCAAGGAAGAGATAGAAGTAAGATTGCTAATTTTAATTCATTTCAAAAATACTGGAATGTAGTTGATGGATCTTTAAATACTGTAGAAAATTTTGCTCTTGCAAAGTATGGAGCAATAGGAAGATTAATAGGAAACATATCAAAACTAGGTGGAGCTGCAATATCTGCTGCAACTGATTTGGGTATCTATGGATCTGAAATGAAAGATCAAGGTGGCAATACTTTATTAGGTGGAATTTCAGAAGCATTTGGTGCGCTTGCAAGAGTTAAGAATACAAAACAAAAAAAAGAAATAGCAGAAATGTTAGGATTAATGCTTGACGGAACTATTCATGATACTGCAGGAAGAAATCAAGTAGGAGATAATTTAAGTAGAAGAGGAACAGAAATACAAAGAACATTCTTTAAATATAATTTACTTACTTGGTGGACTAACACATTAAAAGAAAATGCTATGTTAGGTATGGCTAACTATTATGCAAAACAAAAAAAACTACCCTACAATAAGTTAAATAAACAACTACAATTACTATTTGAAAAATACAATATAGACTCAAATAAGTGGGATGTAATAAGAAAAACTGCTATGGAAACTGCAGATGATGGTATGGAATTTATTAATATTGGTTTGTTAGATCAAGTTTCTGATGCAGATATAAAGAAAATTACAGGTATAGAAAATTTAAGTAAAAGAGAAGCGCAAATAGAAAAACAAAAATTTAAATATTCAGTATCTGGAATGATGCTAGACAGAACTTTATTTGCAGTAATTCAACCAGATGCTAGAGTTAAAGGAATAATGACACAAGGAACTTTAGCAGGTACTCCTTTGGGAGAAGCATTTAGATTTCTTGGTCAATTTAAAGGTTTTCCTATTGCAATTTTTAATAAAGTAATTGGTAGAGATTTAGCTTACATGAGATCTGGACCAAATCAAGATATAGGTAGAGGTGCAAAAGGTATAGCTGCAACTATAGTTACAACTGGTTTATTAGGATATGCTTCAATGACGGCAAAAGATTTTTTAAAAGGAAGAGAACCAAGAGATCCTGCTAAATGGAACACAGTTATGGCAGCTCTATTACAAGGTGGTGGTTTAGGTTTATATGGTGATGTTTTGTTTAAAGAACAAAGAGACGGATCAACTATTATTGCAGGTCTTGCTGGACCAGGAGCAACAACTGTAGCAGATTTATTGTTAGCAATTAATTATGGTATTCGTGGAGAAGGTGGTAAAGCAGGTAAAGCAGCATATAGAGCAGTAAGTAGCAATATACCTTTTATGAATTTGTTTTATATTAAGACAGTTTATGATTATTTAATAGGTTATAATATGATGGAAACTATGTCTCCAGGAGCATTAAAAAGAGTAGAAAAAAGAATGAAAAAAGATTATAATCAAGAATATTTATTGACTAAACCATCATCAATGTTTAAAGGTTTTTAGCATATGACTATATCATCGACTACAGTAAAAAATTCCTATTCTGGAAATGGTACTTTAGATACCTTCAACTATACTTTTAAAATTTTTGCAGATACAGATATTCAAGTAATTATTAGAGATGCTAATGCAACTGAAACAGTTAAAAGTTTAACTACACATTATACAGTTACTGGAGCTGGATCTGGATCTGGTGGAACTGTAGTATTTACAAATGGTAATATTCCAAGTAACACAGAAACTGTAGTTTTAAGAAGAGCATTACCTCAAACACAAGCAATAGATTATATTGCTAACGATCCATTCCCTGCAGAAAGTCATGAAGAAGGATTAGATAGATCTATGATGGCTATTCAACAGCTACAAGAAGAAGTAGATAGATCATTAAAATTATCAAGAACAAATACAATGAATACTACAGAGTTTACTGTAGGTACAACTGAAAGAGCAGGAAAAGTTTTAGGGTTTGATAACTCTGGAGAACTTTCAGTTACAACTGAAATAGGATCTAATAAAGGAAATTGGTCTGCTTCAACAACTTACGCAATTAGAGATATTGTTAAAGATACAAGCACAAATAATATTTTTATGGCTAATACTAGTCATACATCTTCTGGTTCTCAACCTTTAACTACAAATACAGATAGTGCTAAATGGGATTTATTAGTAGACGCAGCTACGGCTACAACGTCTGCTACCAATGCAGCCAACTCGGCTACTGCTGCTGCAACGTCTGCAACTAACGCAGCTACCTCTGCAACAAATGCTGCTGCATCGGCAACAAGTGCTGCTACAAGTTTATCAAACATAGGAACTTCAGAAACTAATGCTGCGACTTCTGCTACTAATTCTGCTAATTCTGCTACGGCTGCTGCAGGAAGTGCTAGTGCTGCCGAAGCTACATTTGATTTATTTGATGATGCTTTCCTTGGTTCAAAAACTTCTGATCCATCAGTAGATAATGATGGTAACTCATTACA